TTGGTTGGTAGAAGCCGTTGCTGGTGGCTGGACTACAAAAGAAAACAGTCGTAAAGAAATGGATGTTGAATTAGCAAACGCCATAGTAGAAAAATGCAAAGCCAAACTCAACCAAATGAAAGGAACACAATGACTAAACAAATACAGACAGTGAGCAAATGCTGTAAAAGCACTTACAGAATAAGTGACCCAAACGCTAGCAGAGGTCAAACCGTATACTGGATTTGCGATGAATGTAAAAAACCATGCGATTGCATCGAGGTCGAACAAATACAGACAGTGTCAATAGAGATGCAAGATTTTATTAACGACCTCAGAATGTTGTTGAATTCTCCTCTAATGCCTGTAGAGCTTGACCCTGATATTTGGATCAACCGACTAACAGAGCTTATAGCCGATGAACGCCAAAGAGTAATTGATGATGTGGAGAAACTAACGACCAACCAACTAACGCCACACGGATTTGAGAGTGATGATCCAAATGTTGAGAATGCAATACAGAACAGCAAATTGAAACATCTTGCCAAACTCATTACCAAACTTAACCAAATGAAAGGATAAACTTATGAAATTCATGCTTACAATTAACAGCCAGCAGGCAGATGGGTTCAAATTATCGGTGCAGGCAGATAACGAAAAGGAGCTGGAAATTGCCAAAGAATTAACCGAGAAGTTAGTTGAGAAGGTGACCAAAATTGAGGTAAAGGTTACCAACGATTGACTGGAAGGAAAGAAATGAAAACAGCAATTATTGAAATAGATTTTGACCCAGAACTAATGTTTGACGAAAACTCTGCCATTAAAGAACATGGAAGCTATTTGAAAGCCATGCAGTGGTTATTCAAGCAGGATGGAATGGGAATTTTTAAGTCTGGCAAAGAAAGATTAGTTGAGATTAAAGAAAAAACGAAAGGAAAGAAATTATGAAATTATCAACACCTGAAAAGATCGCATATTATGGAGCTTGCATAGCAAGTTTTGGTTTTTGGTGGCTGGTTAAGATTGTGATTAAAAAAGCCATGATTGAGTCTAGCCAAAAATAAATAAATAATTATAATAAAATATAATGCAAATTGCTTGCCTTATCCCAACGTTTCAAAGAACGCACAAGTTGCAAGGACTGGTTAAAAACTTCTTCAAATACTCAAAGGTGAGCAATCTATACTTTATTGCAGAAACTACCGATTTTGACACCATAGAATGGCTCAAAAGCAAGAAATTAAACTACTTTGTAGTTAGCGGTGAGTATGTTGAAGCTATAAACTATGGCTACAAGCACACCAAAGAGCCATTTATATTTTGTGGAGCTGATGATATTGAGTTTACCAAAGACTGGGACGTGAAACTTCTAAAAAACTTTGAAGATCAAAATATACACGTAACTGGTGGAGTTGATGATTGGGTTATCTCTCAAAGTGAGGCTCATATCTCTTACCCTCTAATTAGACGATCCTATGTTGAAAAACAAGGCTCTTGTATGGGTCAAAAGGGAATTATTTATAACACTTGTTACCAACATTATCATTGCGACATTGAGTTAGAGCAGGTGGCTTGGTCAAGAGGTTGTATCAAAGTAGATACAAGCGTAACAATTAAACATAATCATTTTATAAATAAAAAAGCGGAAAATGACGCTACCTATCAAAGATCATATAAAAAGTTAAGAGATGATACCAGTGCTTTTGAAAAAAGACGTAGCAATTTTGAATACTGGGATACTAATTTTCTACATCAAGGTAAAAGAGTTAAGTCAAGATTTAGAAAAAAAAGACTTTCAATAGTTATGCCTGTCTGGAACTGTAAAAAATATGTAGATCAAACTATAAATAGCTTACTCAAAAATACTTTGCATAAGTACGAAATCATAGTTGTTGATGATTGCTCCACTGAGTTTGGCAACGATTATCTAAAAGAAATTGAGGATAAATTAAGTCAGGAGTTTTTGAATGTAACAGTTATTAGAAACTCTAAGCAAAAGTTTTGTACACACAACTGGAACAAGGGAGTTAAATTATCCACTGGCGATTACATTGCTATTATCAATTCAGACATAGAGTTTGAAACCGAAGAATGGGACGACTATTTGATTGAAAATATAGACTTAGGATATGAACTGGTCAATCCTTATCAAAATGACCGAGTTTATAACAAACCATATATGAAACCACCTCACGAGGATTTTTTGTTTAGATTAAACATAAGAGGTGCTTGTTTTATGCTTAGCCGTGAGTTTGCAGATAAAGTCTTCCCCTTGCCAAAGCAATTAGTCCACTGGTGCGGGGATAACGTAATAAGTCAGTATGCCAGAAATTTTATGTATGATATTCGTGTTATAATTTATCATCATATCAGCAAATCAGGTGAAAAAGTACCGCAAAAAGACTTTTGGTTAATGGTGCAAAATGATGTTAAAGAATACAAAAAACTATATCCAAGTGATGATATATCGCCAGTAGAAAATACAATAAGAAAAAATATTGAATAACAACGCATACTTTTGCAGTTAAAAAAGAAGTGTTTGATAAATATGTAGATGACTTTTATTTTGGTCAGCACGATTGGATTATGTGGAGTAAGTTAATGATTAGTGGTGTTAATTTATTTTCTCCTGTTTGTAGTCTTGCCACTCACTTAGCAAGCGGTCATCTAGCAATCGGTACAGATTGGATAAGTAGGTTTAATGAGCTATGATGGTTTGTATTCAACATCACCCAAGCCGAGTTAGACATTTAAAATTATTGCTCACGTTTCTTGATAAAGAAAAAGCAGATAGTTACTTAGTGATAGAAGATATAGTTAGTAGCGTTAGTGGAATGAAAAAATGTTTTTCTAAGATTGAAGATCATTCGCATTTAATGGTTATTCAAGATGACGTTTTACCTTGTAAAGATTTGGTTGCTACTGCTAGAGAATTGATCAAGTTAAGACCGAGTAATTTTATATCGTTATTTAGTGCTTATGACGTTACAACAGAAGCATTAAGAGCAGGTAGACATTGGGGAGTGTTAGATCGTGCTTGGGGCTTGCCTTGTTACATAATACCAGCCAAATTAGTGAGCCAGTACCTTGATTTTGACGTTTTAGTTAAAGATGACATAATTGCCGATGATGTGCGAATGAGTATGTTTTTGGAGTACGTGAACAAGCCAGTTTATGTAACAGCTCCAAGTTTGGTTGAGCATTTAGCATTTACTAGCACAACATTATCTGAAAGTGGCAAAGTGAGTGTTGAAAATGGGTTGAAGTTTAGAGTGGCAAAAAACTATATCGGATTTGAAAAAAGTGGTTTGTCCATTGACTGGAGCGACCGAATAAGGAATAATATACAACAGTCAATTGGCAACAAGTTTGATCACGTTAGACATTACAAAAAGTACTCTGGTATAAAGCAAAATATTGATTGCAAAGTTAAAAAATGATTTACGAAGTTAGAAAATTATCAAAACTTATATTATGGAAAGATAACCCAAGAGCAATTGATGAGGTTGATTTAGACAGGTTAAAGAGTTTGATTAAAAAGTTAGATTTGTTTAAACCATTTCTAATTACTCAAGACGGAACAATATTAGGTGGAAATCAAAGGTACAGGGCTTGTCAAGATTTGGGTATTGAAGATGTACCTTGTTCAATAGTTAAAGCTGATACATTAGAAGAAAAACTAGCTTATGCTTTAGCAGATAATGATCGGGCTGGTTATTATGTTGAAGATAAAATTAAAGAACTGATATTAAAAGCTCCCAATTTAGATTTGGAAATGTATAAACTTGATTTATCAAGTAATGTTACTCTTGATAATTTTATGAAGTTTGATTTTCATAGTATAAATAATCAAAGCAATCAGACACCAAGTGAACAAGATTTTGAACAATATTTAAAAGATAATCAAGACAAAGAATTAATTAGGATAATGACAACAAAAGAAACAGCTAATAAACTTTATAAGTTGATTAAAGACAACAAACAAAGTGAAGATGATGACGAGGGTTTAATCTTATTAAGGTTGCTTGAAAATAGTTGAAGTCAACCTATACAAAACTTCAAAAATAGATGAAGTTGTTTATCTCAGCTACAGAGTGTACTACTAAAGATATAGGTTTTAATCAATGTATTGATTTAAACTGCAAATATTATTTATATTCTTATTACAATTTAAGAGGCAGAACAAACAAGGTAGACTATTTAAGTGTTAAAGGTGAAGTATTTATTGACAGTGGCGCTCACACTTTGCAAAAACCAGGAAAAGAGGTTGATTATGAAAAGTTTGTTTTTGAATATATAAAGTTTATCAACGAGTATAAACGATATATTGATTATATTGTTGAGCTTGATGTTGAGAACAAAATAGGTATGTCATTGGTTGAAAAGTACAGAGATCAAATATACAAAGAAACAGGCATTGAGCCAATTGTTGTTTGGCATAGAGAACGAGGATTTGATTATTTAAAATATATGACAAAGAAATATAAATATATTGGCTTCTCTGGCTTTGTTGAGGACAAAACTGGTGAAAATGAAGTACCAATAAAATATATTGATACATTTATTAAGATGGCACACGACAACGGAGCTTTGGTTCACGGATTTGGTTATACTAGATCAGATTTATACAGGCACAAATTTGATAGTGTTGATAGTAGCAGTTGGGGTATGTTCAGGCGATTTGGAAAAATAGATAAGTTTGAAGTAAATAGAATGAAGCAATACAAGAGTTTAAGAAATTTCAAAAATATATATAAAAATATGGCAGATTATAACGTTAAAGAGTGGATAAAATATCAACAATTTTTAGACATTTTGACTTGAAAATATAACAATAAAAGTATATGATAATAAAATGTAGTAATAGTTAAGGATAACCTATGAAAAACCTTCAAACAATGATAAAGAGCAATGAGTCTTTTTTTAAGATGTTCAGTGTAGCTGGATATATTACCTCACAAATACTCGCTGATATTACTTCAACAAAAATTGCATTAATTAATAGTTTATCAATTGATGGTGGTACTTTTATTTATCCACTAACTTTTACATTAAGAGACATGGTTCACAAAGCATGGGGTAAAAAGATCGCTAGGCAGTTAATTGTTACTGCTGGAGCTATCAATCTTTTTATGGCTTTATTGTTTCAGTTTATTATTTGGTTGCCTGCTGACCCAAGTTGGGGTTTACAAGAACAGTTTGCAACAATACTAGGACCACTATGGAGAATTGTATTTGCTTCAATCTTAGCTGAAATAGTATCAGAGCTAATTGATACAGAGGCATATCAATTTTTTATTGACAAAATTAGTAAAAAATTCCAATGGGCGAGAGTATTATTTTCTAACGCCCTAGCAATACCAATAGATAGTATCGTATTTGCAATGGTAGCATTTGCTGGTGTGTTGCCAATGAGTGTTGTAGGGAGTATCATTATTGCCAACATAATAGTAAAAGGGTTAATGACTATTATTTCTATACCGGGTATTTATCTTGTACCAGGAGAAAGAAAGTAAGTGGCTAAAATTGGCAGACCAGAAGTTTTTGACACAATAATTTTAGAAAAATTAAGAAGTGCATTCGCTTTTGGTTGTACCGATGAAGAAGCGATTGCTTATGCGAATGTACCTACGACAACATTTTATGACTACCTCAAACGTCACCCCGAGTTTGCGGAGGAAAGAGACAGGTTAAAATTATCACCAATTTTGAAAGCAAGAAAAACAGTAATTGATGACTTAGAAAAAACAGATAGTGCCAAGTGGTATTTAGAACGTAAGAAAAAAGATGAGTTTAGTTTAAGAGTTGAAAGTACAGGAAAAGACGGAAAAGATTTAAGTGTTAGAGACGATCCAAGACTATTAAAAACCGTCTTAGAACTCTCAAGAGGATTACTAGATGAGTTAGAAGATAAAAAAAGTAGTGAATAAACACTGTGAAATTAAAATGGCTTGCTCACACCATACCCATTGACGAATGTAGGTCAGGGAGTTTGCCAGCGGTTGAGTACGAAGATCAGTATTATAACGATCTAGAAAAGGAAGTCTTTTTAGGCAACTTTACAGGAGTTAAAAAAAAAGTAGTTTCAAGGTTAATTGATGGCTTTAGCTTTAGCGAGATTAAAAAAATGGACAATGTAAAAAACATCTACGAAGTAAGAAAAAGCATTATTGAGGATATGTCTTGGGTGTTTGATAAAGAAGAGTTTGATAAATATTTAGATAAAGATGATCACGAAAAAAAAGCAGACGAGTTTTTGAAAGAAATAGTTACAATTTCAAAAAATATCACCTTTAAGCGTTTTATAAAAAGTTTTATTTTAGATTATGACGAGGAAGCCAATTTTAAGAATTGGCAAGTACCGCAAATACAACAACACTATTTTGACGTTTGGGACAAGCACCCAAAGTCAAGGATTGTTGCTCCCAGAGAACATCTAAAGACTACGACAGTTTGCCAGTATCTTGTTAGACGTATTTTTGAGAGAGATTATCCCTTAGAAATTATATACTTGCATTTAAGTAAAGACATAGCCATTGAAAAAGTCAGGTTAATTCAGTCAATTATTGAACGCAATCCTGTATTTTCACAAACAATCAAGATTGATGAGGCTAAAAATTGGAAAGATGGTGCATTGCGGTTAATGGACGGAACAACACTGACAGCCAGTAGTTTTGGCTCTGGAATAGTTGGAAAACACCCCGATATTATCGTACTTGATGACGTGATAGACCAACAAGTGATTTATTCTGATGTTAAAAATGATAAAGCTATTCGCAAGTTTTACTCCGATGTGTACCCGATGATTACAAAAGCAGGTGAAGATAAGAAAATTATTGTTATTGGCACAATACAGCGTAAAGACGATTTGTGTAACAGGTTGCCAGATGATTTTCATTGTGAAACGCTAGACGCTATTGTGAGTGAAGAAAAGAAACAGGTGTTAGCTCCTGAGTTATTTTCTTGGGACGACTTGATGAAAGTCAAAGCCGATATGAGTAGCCAATTTGGTGAGAGGTATTGGCTCAAAGAGTATCGCAATATACCTCTTGAAGCTATGGGTGAGATTATCAAGCCAGAATGGATTAAGACATATACAGTAGCCCCAGATTATGGTGATGTGTTTCAAGCTTGGGATTTAAGCGTAGGTAAAGATGTCGGGAGTGGTGATTCTACAGCAGGAGCAACAATTAGAGTAATTAAAGAGGGTGAAACGCTAAAGATTTATGTACTAGATATCTTCAAAGCTAGAATTGAGTTTGCCGAAAGGTTAAAAGCAATTGTTAGCTTAGGCAACAGATACAACCCTTTAGCAATAGGTGTTGAGGAAAACGTGTTTCAGTATGATACAGTTAATACATTGAAGAAACAAACCAATCTCCCAATAGTAGGAATTAAGACAATCAAAAATAAGATTGAGAAGTTTAGAGTAGAATTAGCCCCTCACTTCGAGAATGGAAAGGTATTTATAGCCAGTGATATGTTAGAGTTAAAGCAAGAGTTATTAGCTTTACCTTATGGACAGTTTGACGATACCTGCGATAGTCTTACGCTTGCCATTCAGTTATCAGCCCAATTTGGTGGTGAGCCTATCATTGATTTTCTATAATTTAGGTATAATAAAGTATGAGTATAAAATCATTTTTCAATAGTTTAGTAACAAAGTCCGTTTGGTCTGATACTTTCTCAATTTTAGGTAGCGATAGTCATACAAATACACCCCAAGAATTATATTTTGGGATTGTCTATTCTTGTATTGACGCCATTGCTAACGCCGTATCTGATGTTGAGTGGGGGTTATATCAAAAGAAAGGCAACGAGTGGAATAAACTTGAAGATCACCCAGTAATTGAGTTATTAGAAAACCCAAACTCCTTTCACACTTTTACTGATTTTATGTATTTAATTTCTACACACATTGATACACACGGCAATAGTTTTATTGTTCCTGTTCGTACCGCTTTAGAGTCAAGAAATATCATTGAGTTAAAAATACTCAATCCGAATAATGTGGTTGTTGAGCCAGATGAAAATGATTATCCAGCAAAATATAAATATACAAGCAATGGAAAGATTTATACCTACAAAAGAGAAGAAATTATCAACGTTTTAAGATCAAACCCATTCAAACAATATCTAGGCTTATCTACTATCCAAATGGCTAGATACGAGGGTACAAACGAAGTGAACAGTCTCAATTACAACAACTCGTTTTATAAAAATGGAGCAATTCCCGGGGGTGTTATTAGTACGGATAAAGAATTAAATGCTGATGTGTTTCAAAAGTTAAAGTCTAAGATCAAGCAACAATACGAGGGCGCAGAGAACTTTTTTAGGTTGATGTTTCTAACTCATGGCTTTAAATATACTCAAACTAGCTCAACACAAAAAGACATGGAATACATTGCACAACGTAAATTAAACAGAGATCAGATACTAGCAATATTTAAGACACCAAAAACTATTGTTGCAGTATCAGACTCGGTTAATAAAGCTACAGCAGATGTTGAGTATTCTACTTTCATGAGAAGTGTAATTAAGCCTAGAGCAGAGTTAATTTTTGACAAGTTAAACAAGTTTCTATTGCCATTTTTCGGTCTTGATCTAAACCAATATCAATTAAAATATAAAAACCCAGTGCCAGATGATAAAGAATATTCGTTAGATCACAAAAACTCAGCGGTCAATGTTTGGAAAACTGTAAACGAGATTAGAGCAGATGAGGGATTAGAACCTTTAGAGGGTGGTGATGAGTTAAAAATGCCAGAGAAAGCAAGCTCACCAGATGAAGACAACCAAGAAGAAGAAAACGACAAAGACAAAGAGGATAAAGACGAGGGTAAAAAAAAAATAAGTGAGTGTACAAGCTGTACAAAAGAGGGTCAGCCCAAGCCAACAGATACCAAGAGAAAAGCTAATCAAGAGTATATCAGGCGTAAAAATAAGTATTTTACATATAAAGAAAACCAGTTAAGTCTCAAACTTTCACAGCATTTTGCTTTTATGATTAGGGATTTAAAGAAAGTAAACGTAAAGTCAAACGTATCTAATGACAATCCAGATCTAACACCAGAAGAACAATTTGAACTATCCCCTGAAATGGTAGAGGATAAGTTGCTCCCCGATGACAAGAAATTAAACCAGTGGAAAATATTATTATTTCTAATGCTTTATGAAGCTACACAACAGGTATATCTAACCGCCTTAAAGCAGTTAAAAGAGGCGGTTGGTTACAAGGTTAGCGATGAACTATCAGAGTCTTTAAAGTCTTATATTAGCAATCGTGCAAAGGCATCTTCAAAATCAGTGGGCGATACTGTATTAAAAGAGATCAGAAAAGTGGTTAAAGATAGCGTAAGCAATGGCGAGACTGATTTAAAGAAAATTAAGGAAAAGATAGTTAATATTTTGAAAGATCAAAAGCAATGGAAAGTAGATCAGATAGCTAGAACAGAGCTGTCTTGGGCTTATGGCGAAGCTGAACGCAAAACATACCTAGAAAATGGTGTTACTAGGGTTGAGTGGTTATGTGGGTCTGAACCTTGCCCGACTTGTCAAATGAACTGTGGAAAGATTGTGGAAATAGATAAAATGTTTCCATCAGGACACGATAGCGAACCAGTACATCCAAATTGCACTTGCACAATTTTGGGGTTACCTAATTTATAATAATTTGTAAAAAAAGATATAATGGAGTATATGCAAAAAAATAAAAACTTGAACTTAGAGGCGTTATTTACTTTTAAAAGTGTTGACGATGAGGAAATGATTGTTAGAGGTGTGGTGGGAAGTGATGATAGTCTTGATCGTCATGGTGACAAGATCAATCCCAAAGGTTGGGTTTTAGATAACTTTAAGAAAAACCCTGTAATTATGTTGAACCATAACTACAGCCAATTCCCGATTGGTAAAGCTATCAGCGTGAAACGCAAAGACAATCAATTAGTTTTTGATATTCAATTTTCTAAGACTTTGGAACTAGCCAAACAAGCCTATGGATTAGTTAAAGAGGGCATTATGAAAGCTTGGTCAGTGGGCTTTATGGTCTTAGAATGGGCAAAAGCTGGCAGTGATTATACGATTGAGAAAATGGAGTTATTAGAATTAAGTTTAGTGGGTATTCCTGCTAACCCCAACGCATTATTGAACTCTTTAGAGCCAAAGCAACAGGAAATGGTCAATTCTTTTATTACTTTAGTTAAAAGTATGGAAGAAACAGTGGATAAGGAAAACAAAGCCGAAAATGAGGCAAATGACGAGGTTGTAGCCGAGAATAAAGAGGAAGAAAAGGGTGTACATATCTCAAGTGAAGATGACGAAGCCGACAAAGTAGAAGATAAAAAAGAAAGCGATACAGAAAATGAAGAAAAACCAGAAACAAAGCAATTTGATTTTGAGGCTCTTAGCAAAGATCAAAAGTTTGTTGAGTTTATAACTGGTATAATTGATAGTAAGGTTAAAGAGTTTTTGAATTTGAACACAGAAGAAGTAAAAGCCGATGAAGACAAAGCCGATGACGAAGTTTTGTTAGCCCTCACTGCCATTAGGCAAGAGCTACAACAACAGAACCAAGAGTCAGGAAAGTCTTTAAAAGCTTTTAATTTATTAGTAACTAGTTTAAAAAAGGAGCAATAAAATGCCAGAATTAAACGAACAAGCCAAACAGGCTCTTGAGGAAGTCAAGGCAGGTCTGAAAGGCGAAATTGTAACAGAGTTAAGAGAGTCTATCGCAGGTGCGGTAACCAAAGACGTGTTAGCCAATGTTGAGAAACAACTCAAAGAGGTTAAACAGCCAGAGGGTGATGAAAAAGCTCAAGCAGAGGAAGCAGTAAAAGCTTTCAAAGCACAGTATCACAAAGACATCTTGGGTAAAGTTACCAAAGATTTAGATACTGGAACTGCTACTAGCGGTGCTGAATTAGTGCCTGAATATTTTGGTAGTGAAGTTATCCGCATTGCTGGTCAATACGGTGTAGCTCGCCAAAATAGCAGAGTTATTGCTCTCCCCGGTAAGACTTTTACCTTGCCTACCATGGGTAGTGTAACTGGTTATCGAACCGATGAAAAAGGTGCTATCACCGCCAGCTCACCTGCCACTGGCAATCTAACATTCACAGCTAAAAAAGTAGCTGGAATGGTGATCTGTACGACTGAAGCGATTGAGGATGCTAATGTTGATATTCTCAACTGGATTGCTCAACTTTCTGGTGAAGCAATCGCCAAAGTTGAAGATCAATGGGCTTTCTTGGGTATTACTGGAACTGAGGGTATTTTCAGAAATGCCAGCGTACCAGTTTACACTTTAGGCTCTGGTGATGTTACCTTTGCAAGTTCTGATCTAGAAGATTTGAGACTGTCTCTAGATTTAGCCGATGACGCTGTAGTTGATAACATGAAATGGCTAATGTCATTCTCTATGCTTAATCACTTTAGAGGATTGAAAGACGACAATGGTCAATATATCCTACAAGCTCCAGCAGGTAGCCAACCAAAGACGATCTGGGATTTGCCTTATATCAAATCTACAGTTATGCCAAAGAGAACAGCTCAATCTCAAGCTGACGCTCCATTCATGGCAGTCTATGATCCTCGTTACTTGATGATTGGTGATAGACGCAAAGTTACCCTAGAGTTTTCTAAGGAAGCGACTGTTACCTCTAGTGATGGACAAACCACTGTCAACTTGTTTGAACAAGATATGGTGGCGGTTAGAGTCACTGAAAGAATTGATATCCAACTCGCAGAAGCCGACAAAGCTTTTGTCAGAATGGAAACATCAGCCAGCTAGTCTGCTGATCACAGGGGGTATTGCCTACCCCCTGAAATGAACAGACTACAAGACTAAGAAATTATGGAAAGGTAAAATGTTTAAAGTTACCCAGAGAGTCTTTGTTAATAATTTATTGTTTCAACCGAATGTAATCTATCAAGGACAGCCGATAGGGATTAGTAACAGGTATATTGCGGAATTAGACAACAAAGACGAAAATGAGCCATTAGACGAGCTAAAAAGCAAAAGAAAGCATAAACGCAAGAGAGCCAAAGTTAGAAATGTTGCGATATTAAATAACGATAAGGAATAAAATGTCAGCAATTAATGGTAAATTGTTTTATTCAGGATATAGCGAAATTACACCCGCACAGGTTGCAAGTTATCTCAAAAGATCATTTACTACTGCCGATACAGCCCTAGTGGAAGATTTAATTACTAGGATTGAGTCAGAATTAGTGGTTAAGTGTAACAGGAACTTTGATACTTCTAAGGTTTATTTTGAAACTTTCAATAGTGGATTTACTCAAGTGATGTTGAAAAATACCCCGATTAATAGTTTAAAAGACATCTATATTGATGGGGTTAAAAAGACGAGTTTATATACCTTGAATACCAATTACTTTATTTATGAAAATACAATCATATTCACTAGCCCAGTGGTGGGTGCTACTTATCCATATAACGCTGTCAAAATTGAGTACGATATACAGAAGTTTTGGGGTGAAGATGTAGTTAATTTACTGATTAAATGGGTAGCTTTTGAGTACTTGAACAGCGAAAATGCGGGGGTAGCAATTAGCAATATGAATTTTGACGCTTTGAGCCAGAACTTTGACTTAGCTGGATTTAAAAAAGAAAAGGAAGAAATTATATTTAGATATACCAATTTTGAGATATGATGGAAACCTTTGTAAATATCTATGAGTTATCTGGTGCTAATACCGATAGGGAGTATGAGTTAGTTTATGAGAACGTAAAGACTTGGATTATCCCAGCCAGTAATGAGGCAGTGGCATTATATGATAATCTACCCCAAGGACAATCATACTCTTTTAGAATAATCAGCGATGATATTCCCAACATTACAGAGCAAGCAAAGTTTATAGTGGTAGATAGCCAGTGGTCAAGTTTTGAAGAAGATGACGAGTTTATAACTGTAACGCAGACCAAAAGACAACATATTGGCGGTAAAAATTATTTATCTGGTCTTTGTTACAAAGCTAAAAACTAAGTCATTATGGAAATCTCACTAGAAGTAACTTCTAATACAAAAAGGATAATGGGTTTACTTGCTAACCCTAATCTTTTAAGATCAGCTAAGGTAGGTTGTCTTACTAACGCCTCTCTGCTCTTTTCTAACCAGTCAAAAAGAGAAGCCCCAGTAGACACAGGAAATCTAAGACGTAATATCAAGTATAAAGTGCAACCTGATGGCTCACAAGCAGAAATCAAAGCCGAGACCGATTATGCTTTGTATCAAGAAGAAGGCACAGGGATTTATGGTAAAAGAGGAACGTATATTACTCCAAAGCGTAGCAAGTTTTTAAGATTTAAGGTCAAGTCGGGTGATTATGTTTACGCTAGACGTGTTAAAGGTGTTAGGGGCAAATGGTTTATGAAAAAAGGGTCAGAGTTTTTGGTCAATAAGTTTAAGGAAATAGAAACAAAATTGTATAATGATATAAAGGGTTTATTAAATGTTTGACGAACAAGCCGTAACAGAAAAACTACAAGATTTAATAAAGACTGCTACCAATGTAAAAGTGGTCTATGATGGTGTACCTGAATACCCTACTCAATTCCCAGCAGTAACTATACAGCCTAATAATTGGGTAGAAGAATGGGGCGATTTAAGAGATACGACTGATATTCACGAGTTTATTATTACAGTATTTATTCAATTAGAAGCCGACAGGCTAACTTCACAGAGGCAATTAAGAGATATTGTGGCAAGTGTTAGAGAGATACTAGGCGATCAGGATAATATTACTCTTGATGGATTAGTTGATAGCTCAAGACTAACAAGGGGTCAATATATTTTTGAGCAAAAGGAAAGTAAATTATATTTTTGTGAGATAACGTACCAATGCAGAAAAAGATATAACAGATTTTAGGTATAATGGAGTATATGAGTAAATACGTTTATACAGGAAAGGTGGAAATTACTTTAAAGGGTTATGGAGTAGTTACATCTGGTCAGGTCATAGAAACAGATTTATTTATCAATAATCCGAACTTTAGAGAATACATAGAACAAGAGAACTTAGGAATTAAGGAAAAAAAAAGTAAACATATCAAAAAAAGGAGCAAATAATGTCAGAAGGCATATTGGATCAAATCTCACTGGGTGCAGAGTCTGTGGTGGGTACAGCAGTAACGCCTAGTGTTTCTATTGCAGTATTACCCAGTGATGGCGTTGTGATTGAGCAAGAACCCGTAGCGGTTGAGGGTATCAATGGAAGCCCAGCCAAAAACAAAGACTTTGTATCTGGAATTAGAGAATATAACGGCTCTTTTGAAATGAACGCTTACCCAGTAGCTATGGGCTATGTATTAAACTCGGCTCTTGGTGACACTTCATCTGCTTTGTATGGCTCTGAAACGACAGTTTATAAACACACCATTACAGAGACAGTTACTAAGCCCAGTTTGACTTTGGAACAAAGAACAGGCGGTATTACAGAGAGATACGCAGGCTTTACAGCAGGTGGTTTTACACTTTCAATCAATGTAGGCGAACCTTGCAAGCTCTCTTTTGAGGGAAAAGCATTGAGCCACGCTAGTGAGACAGCCATTTCAGGTACTTACGAAACCACAAAAGTATTTGATTGGACTGATATACAATCAATCACTCTAGGTGGAACTGATATTAAGTGTGCTATTAAGGAGCTATCCATTGAATATACCAATGATCTCAATAATTTTCATGGTCTATGCTCACAACCAGAACCAAGCAATTTGTATATCAAATCAAGCGAAGTTAAGGGCAAAATATCTGGATACTTAGACAGTAATTTGATTGCTCAACAAACAGCATTTGAAAACACCACTGCTCAAGAGTTAATCATAACTATCATTGGTGATGAGACGATTGGTAATGGCTCTAATAACTCTTTGACCATTACTCTTTCAAAAGTGGTATTATCTAGCTACAAACACCCGATTGATACGGAGTATGTAGCTTTAGAAGCCGATTTTGAGGGTGCAGAAGACGCTACAAATGGTTTAATTAAAGTAGAGTTAATCAATACACAAGACGCATACTAAATTAGTAGGTAATTACTAAGGACAAACAAATGCAAATAACTACTCCCTCTGGGTATGTTGTAACTTTCAAAGATGAGGCTGATCTAACCTACCGAGATAAAAGGTTAGTGCAAAAGGCTTTTCTATCTTCCACTTCAATCAATGCCAAGACACAAGGCAATCTGGATATGAAAGCCAGTATTATTTTTGAGGCTCAAGATGAGTTATTAAAAATAATCTTGCTTGAAATTAAGAATAAAGAGGGCGTAGCTGTAACAGAAAACTTGTTTGACTTCGTTGGTACTAAAATGCCGAATGATGACGCAGACGCAGTTTATAAAGTGGTTACTGATACGCTTACTACTTCAAAAATAGCAAAAAACTAAACCGCCATGCCTTGTGGCAATTCTTCGCAGGGCATGGCAGATTGCCAGAAGAATTTGATGAACAATATCTCTGTATTTCTCTCAATTTATCCAAAACCGAACTTGATAAACAGCCCGAAGAATGGGTTAGTAAAATGATATTTTACTTATCTGTAAAAAGTGAATATGACGAGTTTGAGATGAAAAAGAATAATAGAAAAAGCTCAAGGAAGTAGCAAAAACAGGTATAATAAGATATGACTAACGAACTTTCCTATATCTTGAGACTAAAGGACGAGGCGAGCAAAACACTACAGCAATTTGGTGATAAATTATCTCAAGTATCTGGAAAAAATATACAAGATTTTGGGTCTTCAATGGTTAAGATCGGTGCTGGATTTACTGCTATCGGTGCAGGTACAGCATTGCTAACCAAAAGTTTAGTAGAAACTGCCTCAAGTTTTGAGCAACAATCAGTAGCTTTTAATACTCTAACTGGCAGTATGGAATTAGGACAAAAAACATTAAATGATTTGGTTCAATTTGCTGCACAAACCCCTTTTGAAATACCCCAAATACTAGAACAATCCAAGCGGTTAATGGCTATGGGAACTTCCGCAGGTGATTTAATTCCTGTATTTAGGGCTTTAGGTGATGTCGCAAGTGGTGTTGGTATGGAAAAACTACCTCAATTAGTTTTAGCTTTTGGTCAAATACAAGCTAGAGGTCAGTTAATGGGAACAGAACTTAGACAACTTACAGAGGCTGGTTTTAATCTAGCAGACGCAATGGGTGTAACCAATGGGGCTTTAATGGAAATGGTCAGCAATGGTGAAGTTAGTTTTGAAGATGTAAAAAATGCTTTTATGTCAGTAACAGCAGAGGGTGGGCGTTTTCACGATATGA